GCCAGATACTGCAAAGAGTACGACTATCCCGTACACTATAGAACTGCCAAGGAATAGGTTTTCCATAGCTCTTATATGCATGTTCTATAATGTTCATATCGTACGTAGGGCCTTGGGCCCAGACACGCTTACTATGCCAAATCAGCCGACCCAGTTCATCTAGTGCCTGGTCTAACGGAATACGACCTTCTTCGTTAAACGCTTCTTCCCGTGCATGGTCTGGCTGTGATGCCCACCAGTCTATTGTGCTTTGTTGTATGCTACGGTTTTCTTGGCTTTCTAGTGTGATACGGGCGTAATAAAACTGCTCATAGTAGCCCGACCCCAAGGGATCAAAGCTTTGAGCTGCTATTGTTAGAATAGTAGTGTCTGGGCCAGTGCCTAAGCCCTCAATATCGATCATTAAGTCCATATTTTTATCGATTTTTATAAGTGTGAATGACTATTGCTTGTTTGCTATTATATCCATTCTTTAAAAAGTTATCAGAGTCGTGAAGATTACGACTGTTCCAATAGATTAAACTATTAGCTTTCCATTGGTACACACCTTGTAATGTAAGTTTATTAATTAATTCTATAGAATTGTGACTAAGATGTTGTTCAGCAATTGAAGCAGCTGAATCGGGGTAATTTATTTTATCTTCTAATAAAGTTTCCCATTCTTTATATCTGTTGTTATCATCGGCTAATTCATTAAAAACAATAGTTCTTGAACAATCGACTAATTTAGTATTATTATCAACGCTATAAGGTATTAAAAATGACAATGCTGGAACACGATCTTTAAAGTCCTTAACATGATAGGCATCTGTATGTATCTGCCAAGGCTTCTTTTCATCTAACAGCATGCCGAAAATTAATTTTAAATCTTTACCAAAAAGGTCTTGAATTATTGGAAATATTGTTTTTTGAAACCAAAAATTATAGATATTATTTTCGTCGATGCCATGACAGTCATTGCCTTTAAAAGTCTGACATGGTATTTTTTTCATTATATCAACCCAGGCTTCCACTTCTTCTGAGGTAAATAAATCAAATAGTTGGCCAGCTGCGTTTATTTCAGTCATTTTTTAAAATCTCCAACAAAAGATGTCTAAAAAGTCTATAATATTTTTATTGATTTGACCACAAGTATTGAGAAAACACATCAGATTTATCAAACGTTATTACCATCTGGCCGTTGAATCCGATATAACTTGTTGTAATCAAATCTCCATTTTCTGTCATTATTGTAAGTTTTTGGTGTAAGAACTTTTCGTTGAGTTTAAATCCATCTAGCTCAACAGATTTAATTTTAACACATAAATCCTGGGTAATGCTACCATTTTGGTCCACTATAGTATCGTGGTTTGGATCTTTATTTGAAAATGTTATTATAATCTCAGTAGGTAAAACAATATCTAATTCAGTAATTGATTGTAATTTATTGTTTACTTCGGTAGGTACTACCGGGTTACCGTTAATACATACTTCCATCGTCTTTGTTCCGATACGTTCAAATTCTAACTCGAATCGTAGACTACATTGACTAAAATTATGCATTGATTAGTGTCTCGAGTAAAAAATGATTGTCAATGTTATTAGCAACACGATATCCCAGGCGTCGGCTAAGATCATTGAGCTCATTTGCCCAACGTGCTCTTACTTCCGGAGTACTATTAACTGTAGGATTGACCCACCCCTGAGGGTGTGTATTAATTCTTATAATACCCATTTGTTCTTGATTTTTTTCAAGATACGTATTAGGAAAGATACCGAGTGTCCCGCCCCATTGAATGTACAATATGTCTCGATATTCGACGTGATCAATTAACCATTGTTTGATAAAATCAATGTCTTTTTCAGTTTCATTAATATATCCTACAATGTTAAGCAATTGCAATTGGATGTTGTATTTTTTGGCCTGGGCAAGGTGGAAATCTATAGACTCATTACTGAATTTTTTACCAATTGCATAACGTATATGCTCGTTAAGATTTTCAATACCTACTGCTAGATTCTCTGCACCACTATCGTGCAATAGTTTCCATTCATGTTCCGAACTAGAAGTTACATTCCGAAAAATATAGTAGCCAGACCACTTAAATCGTGCATCAGGGTGTGATGTATTATATTCGCTAATAAGTTGCGTCAATCTGACAAACTCCTTCATATTGCCATTGGTAAGACTATCTTGAAATTTAAAAGAATTTACATGATATGTTTGATTTTGAGAAATCATTTCATCAAAAATATCGTCAGCTGTTCGCCACTGGAACTTTTTCCAATTAGCAATGTAATCACAGAATGTACATTGTCTTACACAACCCCGACTTCCGATTAACGGTAGCACACGTTTATCATACACATCGAGATTGTAATTACTGTAATCAGGTAATGGTAGCTTGGATAATTCATCTCGGCTAAGTTCTTTCCATTCTAGACTGTTAATACCAGTAAATTTATCATTGCCGGTGAGCAATTCGTATAATGTATTTTCCCCATCGCCCCGAATATGATAATCAACTAGCCCTTGTTTTCTAAGATCTTCTGCATAATCGCTAGGACCTGTAAAAGTTTTAAGACATCCTGCACCGCCTATCATAATTTTTACACTGGGATCAAGTCGTTTTATATAATAAGCTATCCATTTTGCACTATGCTGACAAATATAACTAAACAGACTAAGGCCAATTATCTTAGGTTTCCACGATAACATTCCCTGTGCTATGCTCATGAACATGTCATGAAGCCATGGCTGAATGTCAGAATCAATATATTCATCAAAGAAAAATCTTACCAATGCATCCTTATTAGGATGCACACGGGTAGCATGAAAAATCTCAACATTAACATCGACTGCTAAACATGTCAGCCCAGCTTGTTCAACGATAGGTTTTAGTACAGCAGGAGCCATCAGGGGAATAGCCGAATCAGTCCATGGAACTGTTGCTATAACAACATCCCGAGTTTGATTCTCGGGATTATGTAAACAGGATATATGCATATAGTGTTAATAATAACACAAAATATAATACTAAATGATTTTGTGTTATCCGATTACCAGTGTAAGTGGCTGTGATCCATCTACATAAAGCTTTAGGTCTTCAATGCACTTGTCCATCATTGCTTGACCTTCGCTTTTCATAGCTGTACCGTTTAAGGTTCCACCGCCTTGTGGCCCTGCAATAGTACCAAATTTTTCACGAGCTTCACCAATGATGTACTTGCTGGCAGCAACCATATAATCCCTAATCCATTGTGATATTTGGTGATCGCTTAGTAATACAATTTCAGGACGAAGATTATAAGTCCACAATAGAACAACCTCTCCAGTGCCTTTTGGATCTCGTATTAGTTGTAGCTTTTTAGTTACAGGATTAAAAGTGTAATTGACATATCCACCAAACATACGTGCTGCTAGTTCAACATATTGTTGATAAAAGTCATATGTTGCCAGGCCGCCGGCCGCTTGATTGAAGTTTAATAGATATACGTTTAGAGTAGCTGCACCAAACGGATCAAAACTAGATCCACCGCCACCAGTACTGAGACCGATTGTACGTCTAAAAATTTGCCGAACTGTTGTGACTTCTTGCGGTAAAGTGTACTCGTTTACATCATTTATCAGTTGCATAAAGCTATAGCTTTCTTCATAGGCATTTTGCCCGCGTTGACGATATACGCCAATTGTGCGTTGATATGCTGCTTCAAAATGGGCAGGATCCATTTCGACATCAATGATACCGCTGCCGAGCTGTAACTTTACGTATTCAATAAGTTGTTTTTTTAACGGATCTAGTGTTTGGTCTGCCATAATGGGGCTCCTTGCCCCAGTATTTAGTAAGTTTTAAGTATGATCAAGTTATCGTTGCCTCGACCGTTAAATTTAACTTCAGTGGCTTTGATATCCTTAAACGCTTTACGGGCAGCAGGTTTGCCTACACTGACAATGCTTTTAATCTGCTCTGCAGGTTTACGCAGAGTTTTTTGCACAGTTGCAGCTGGATCAAATCCCACAAGGCTGGATCCTTTGACAAAAAAGGTGCCTAAATGTGTGTCCGCTACCACGTGAATTAGTTTACGTTTTGCAACGTCATAAAACCATGCTTCGCTTGCACCCACTAGCTTGGTAGGTGATTCACTCTTGAGTTTAAGCTCGGCAAATTCTCGAAGATATTTAAATTTGGCCACTTGTTTTTCAAGAGGCACTGCCTTTTTAGCACGTGGCTTACGCTCTACTTTCTTGATTTGTACATAAGTATCGCAATCGGCAACCACTTGTTCTGCAAATTTAATAAAATTGCGTACTTGTAATTTACCAAAATGCCCGTAGCCTTCTGCTAGGTCTCCGTCCTTGCCTGCAGCAACTTCTTTGAGTTCTACCAGTCGACGTTCCCAAATTTCTTTTACTTGACTGATCAGCTGTGGTGCTACATTCATACTACGCAACAGGCTCACAGGCTTGTAGTCAGCTGACATCTTGCCACCGGCCAAGATCATCTCGTCATACATGCCTTCCAGCTCGCCAGCAGCTTCACTCATTTTCTCACGCAGGCGATCTTGAATGTTGGGCTTGACTGCTACTACAGCTTCTTCAACAACTTCTTTAACCGACTTTCCAGCAGTGATATACTCAGCAATAGTTTCGTTAATGGTGGCTAGTTCTTTAGCGGTAATTTCAAGACCCAGGAGATTGGCACGACAGATCCAACCAATGCCTATTTTGTAAACCACAGCTTCAGGTACTCGATTAAATGCCTTGGCATCTACAGCACGATCATTACGCACTAACCAATCTACAATACAGTCCTTGGCTTCTTTTTTACCGTAATGGTAGTTGTACCAGTTGAACATTCTGGTCATGGCACTGATACGTTCCGTTTCTGCAGGTTGCTTGAGCCAGACGGGTTCGGGTCCGTACCCAATATCCTGACTACGCGGAGTCATAGATTTTAGAGGTTTGTGTACTGTTTTTTCAACAGACTTTTTAGCGACAGGTTTTTTTGCAGTTGCGTTCATGGTATTCTCGCAGAGTTTCAAATTTATATAGCATTGTAACAGCCTTTTGGTTTGTGGTCAACCGTTAAAAATTACTGCTAAATAGTAGAAACGGAGAAATAAAATTCCACGCCTAAGCATGTATCGTCCTAATAAGACGAATGATTACCGCTTCTTTGATCGCACCATCAGTGAGCAATTTACTGTGGGCGGGCTTGACATATATATTCACAAATATCTAGGTCCAAAGATCACTGAAGATGATCCAACTAATACCGGTGTAAATGGTGATGCTACTCAACCAAATTATCAAGAAACCAGTCCGTTATTTGTGCAAGATCTGCTGCTGGGCGAAATACGTGATCGTTCTTACGATCCAGACATTTATGTTATGCGTGGTGTATATCGACAACAGGATATTGACTTTGACCTAACACAGTTTGGTCTATTCCTAAACAACGATACACTGTTTATCACATTCCACTACAATGACATGATTGATACGTTCCAGCGTAAGATGATGGTGGGTGATGTATTAGAATTTCCAAACTTGAAAGACTGGAATCCGCTAGACAAGACAAAACCTCCTTTACCTCGATATTATGTAATACAGGACGCTAACTTTGCATCAGAAGGTTTTAGTCAAACTTGGCTTCCGCACTTGTGGCGTGTGAAAGCTACACCAATGGTAATGAGTGAGGAATATCTAGATATTACTAATCAAATACCAGGCACGCCTGATATATGGGATCCAGGTAATTACTATCCACCCGGGTCTATTGTTTTAGACGGTGAAAATTATTATATTGCACTTCAACCTGTTCCTGCTGGCACTCCAATCGGCAGCACAGCGTATTGGCAGCCTACTACTCCTCCGGATTTAGGAGATACCTCAGGTACTCGTAACAAAGATCTGTTAGTCAACGACGCTATTTTACAACAAGCAGAAGCCGAAGTACCACTGAGTGGGTACGATACAGTTAAATTTTATATTTTCCCAACTAATCCCGACGGCACTCCTGCCAACGTCAGCGGTGCAACTATTGATTCTTCATTGATAAATGCCAGTCAAATTGATCCCTTATCATCAAATCAAACTCAAAGCCCACGAGGTGACGGTTATACAGTAGGATACCTAACCGGAGACGGTATTGCACCCAACGGGTTGCCAGTTACTCCAGGTGTTAATTTTCCTAGTGTTGCTTACGAAGGTGACTATTGTTTACGGCTTGACTATTTTCCAAATCGTCTTTTTAGATACAACGGTCGTACCTGGATCAAGATTGAGGACTCGGTTAGAACTAATCTAACCAATGGACCACAGAACAGTACTTTACGCTCCACCTTTGTCAACAATACATACACAGTATCCACAACAGATCAAGGCAACATACCAAGTCGTCAGAGTTTGAGCGAACTGTTGGTACCAAAAGCAGACAACGGTGGACAAGGCGGAGATAAACCTCCTAATCCTTTCCCTCCAACACAACCAGGACAACCATCGAGCTAATATATGCAGCAATTCTACTACGACGAACAAATACGCCGATTCCTTTTACAGTTTACTAGAATTTTTAGTAATTTTCAAGTTGAATACGGCAAAGCCAATACCAGCTCGGCAAGTTTAATCAGAGTGCCTGTTCGTTACGGCGACTGGACAAGATTGGCATCAACTGTGCAGCAAGAAAACTCTGCCAGTAGTTTGCCCTCAACTCCGTTGATGACATTTTATATTACAGACTTAGAATATGATCGTCCCAGAATGCAAGAACCTTCGTTTGTGGGCCGAACGCAAGTTCGACAACGATATTATGAGTCAGAATCTGATACATACGAAACTACACAAGGTAATGCGTTCACTATCGAACGTTTAATGCCTGTGCCGTATAATTTAAGACTTAGTTTGGAAATCTGGACTTCAAACACCAATCAAAAAATGCAATTGTTTGAACAGATTGCCACGCTGTTTAATCCCAGTCTTGAAGTACAAAGTACAGATAATTTTCTCGACTGGACAAGTTTAAGTGTAATATACTTAGATGGTGTAACTTGGACAAGTCGTACTCTGCCACAAGGCACTGAAAATCCCATTGACGTTATGACTATGAAATTTTCATTGCCTATATGGATTTCAAGTCCGGCAAAAGTTAAAAAACTAGGAGTGGTTGAGCGTATTATTGCATCAGTATTTGATGAGCAAGGAGATGCTGTTGAAGCTATTACTAACAACGATTTGTTGTTGGGTACTAGACAGAAGTTTTCTCCTTACAATTATCAAGTCTTACTAATTGGAAATAAGTTACAAATTTTAAAATATAGTGCAGTAGTAGATGAACCAAATACATCAACTAACCTACCAGACAGCCCACCAAGTAACGAAATGTGGCCGTCGGTTATCAACATGTACGGTGGATTTAGAGATGGTATTACACAAATCAGATTAGACAATCAGTGGGGAACTGATGACCAGGTAATTGGTT